AGATATTTAACTCAGCACCAGTAGCTGTTACAGCTGTTCCAGATATTATTGGTGTAGTTAGCGTCTTGTTAGTTAAAGTCTGTGTTCCAGCTAATGTAGCTACAGTACTGTCAATGCTTGCAGTTAAAGTATTACCACTACCTACCGTATCAATCCCAGTTCCACCTGCAATATCTAGGACTTCTGAATCCAGATCAATACTTAAAACTCCACCGGAATCACCCTGAAAATCTAAGTCTTGTGCTGTAGTACTGGAATCTACGTAAGCTTTAATAGACTGTTGTGTAGCTAAAGCTGTAGCACTATCCGACGCCATATTATCTTCATCAAGGATATCAGTAATAGATACTGCTCCAGTTCCAGATAGACTACTAAATTCTAATCCTGTAACAGTTGCAGTAGCAGGTGTACCACCACCTAGTACACCATCTAAAGTTCCAGTGAAACCCGTTGCAACTACTTCACGAAATCCTGAAACATCCTTGTTTACGTCTACCGTAACAGTCTTAGATGCTACTACAGTTCCAACTGCTGCACCTGTATCATTATAGTTAAGTTCTGCAGCAGTGCTTGTAACGCCATCTAAGATATTCAACTCAGCAGCTGTACTCGTCACGCCGTCTAAGATATTTAGTTCAGCAGTAGTACTTGTAACACCATCAAGTATATTTAATTCAGTTGCGGTGCTCGTAACTCCGTCTAGAATATTTAATTCAGCTGTGCTACTTGTAACGCCATCTAAGATATTCAGTTCAGCACCAGTAGCTGTGACGGCTGTACCAGATATTATTGGAGTAGTTAGTGTCTTATTGGTTAGCGTCTGTGTTCCAGCTAGTGTAGCTACAGTACTATCTATATTTACAGTTAGTGTGTTACCACTACCTGCCGTATCTATGCCTGTTCCACCTGCTATATCTAAAACTTCTGAATCTAAATCAATACTTAAAACTCCACCGGAATCTCCTTGGAAGTCTAAGTCTTGTGCTGTAGCAGAGCTATCTATATAAGCCTTAATGGACTGTTGTGTAGCTAAAGCTGTAGCACTATTTGATGCTAGATCATCTTCGTCTAATATATTAGTAACAGCTACTGACCCAGTTCCAGTTAGACTAGTAAACTCTACTCCAGCTAATAATGAATCACCCCAAACTCTTAAATCTGATTTATTTCCAATAGAGTTAAGTCCTATAGTAGTCAAATCTCTTTCGATCACAAAGGTCTGAGAGTAACTTGTTACACTTCCAGCATTTGAAAATCCAAATATATACTTAGTACCAGCAGCACCTGAAATTCTAGGTGCAATAGAATGGATCATTCGATCATTATAAGAATCCCACGTTATTCTAGCGTGTTCTGTTATAGCAGTAGGAGAAGCACCATTAGGATTATAAAAACTAATATATGGTTGTGTGTCAGTACCCCCTTCTATTCTGATCATTTCTTCAGAACTAAGTGTCCGTGTACTTTGAAGATGTAATAAGGGTTCAGTTCTAGAAGATGCTGTATCATATTTAAGATGAAGCTTATTATGAGTTTCGTCAAACTCCATAAAAGAACCTGCTGTAGGACCAAATACTTTTAAGTCCTTACCATTAGCATCTTGACCTATAGTTACAGTACCCTTAAATAGTGAAGTACCTCCGGAACTACTAACTACTAAACTGACAGTGTTTAAGTCTAATTCTGATATAGCACTAATTTTCAGTTTATTAGTACTGGGCTGGTAAATTTGAGTGCCGGTAGAACCGAAGGCTAAAAATTTAGTGGTATTTAATAACAACCCCAATCCGGGAGAGGCCGCTGACAAGGTAACTTCATCGTTAGGACCAAACGTAATCCCACGATTTAATTGTGTTAATTTTAAATCTTGAGTAACTGAGAGATCATTATTTATAGTTGTAGCACCGCTGACATCTACTGTACCATTGATATCAATAGTTGTAGCATTAAGTTCAATTTCACTAGTCGCGGTAATACCGAAAACTCCGGTACCTACATGTAGAATATCTGATGAACCATTAACACCTCCAGCACGAATAAGGCGTAGTCCATAACTTGAATTAGTAGTATCACCAATAAGATCAATAGAAGATGCACCATCTCCTGTACGAGCATTACCAACTTTTATAACGGCTGAGCCAGTTGATAAAGCTGTAGACCCTACATTGATTGTCGGACTAGTTGCGTTCTTAAGAGTTAGAACACCACCTACAACAGTTATATCAGTATCCTGAAAAGTATTACCACTAGTACCATCATATGTGACAATACTATTATCAAGTGACGCTGTAGTTGAACTAGTTATAGTGTTATTAAGTGCAGTAGCACTAGCAGTTAAGGTTACACCGTCTAACTGAAATGTACCATTCATATTTACAGCATCACTACTTAACTGTAGTGGACTATTAGTACCATCACCGTCTTGAACTGTTCGTGGAGTACCAGTTAACCCCGCCCCAGAATTTCCCATCTGGAGTAAGTCTTTGAAGGTAGTCGCTACTGGTTGACCTGTTAATGTTGCCATCTATACTGTATTCCAATTTTTGGTAAGGGCTTGCCATTGAGTACTAATTGTTTGCCACTCCGCACTTCTCTCAGAATTATTTGGCGCTCTAGGATTTTTAATAAATTCTGAATCATATATACTTTTAGGAGGTGAATTCTGAGGATGATTCTTTAAATCATAACGTCCATCGTTACAGCTGTAGCACATAAGCATACCGTAACTATTTATCTTCATAGTTCTACGGCGATACCTGAAACTACATTGATCACATATAGCCCATGTTTTTTTATTACTAGCCATTAATCTCTATCAGAGTTGTCTGGTGATCTAGGATTATTAACAAACTCTTCACCTTGTTTAATTCTAGGTGATAAATTCTGAGGATGGTTCTTTAAATCATAATAACCATCGTCACAATTAGAGCATATAAGCATACCATAACTATTCATCTTCATAGTTCTATAAGAATATCTAAAACTACACTGATCACATATAGCCCATGCTCTTTTAGTACTAGCCATAATATTTAAGGTAAGTTAAGTCTAGGTAAAAAGAAAGCACTTGTTCTTTCTCTATCTTCATTCATAGCTCTAGCTAAACGCTCTTCATATTCCATCTTAAGAAAGTTAACTCTAGCTTCAGGAATACCGGGTCTTTTAATTGACATGTAAAATGATAAGCCAGCTGTCAAACAAGGTGCAAATCTTCTTGATATATCTGCAGTTTGAACAGCTGATTTATTCACATCTTGAATATACTTAATCTGTTCTAACTTTAGAAGATCAGTGGTATTTTCAGGAATCGGCCAAAGAAAAATTGTAGGATTATCTCTATCTCGTCTAACAGCATATTGAGAAGGTCTACCTGTCTGACCTTTTCTAGGAATCTTAGCGTACTCTTCCATACTAATTCTAGTTAACTGAATATCAGTATTGTCTCTAGTTATGAGAGCTTCTGTTACATCTAAGGTAGAGGATGTAAGAGCATAAGAGGTTACACTAGTACTGACTGATACTGAAGTTGTACCTGCAGTCCATAGAAGAATACCACGATTCTGCCAATCTTGTAATAATAGATTGATTGAACGTCGGGCTGATACAGGCTCATTACCTAGTGTCTGCTCTCCACCTATATTCTCTAATGCTTCTTGTATGACCTCATCGATGTCCATACTGAAGTCATAAGTACCACTTGTAGCCATGTTATTTAATATCCCTTAAGCTTAAGTCTTCTTAGATTTAGTCTTCTTCTTTTTAGGTTCAGTCTTCTTTTTCTTTAATGCAGCTTTATAGTCACTAGCTGCCTGTTTACCCTCTTTGTCATACGCAAACTTTTTCTTCTTACCTGATTTTGTCATCACTGTAGGCATAAATATTTTTCCTTATTTATTATCTGCTTGATATGTAATGAATCTTAGAAAGTAACTTACTAGGGTTGTCTTCTCTTGAAGTTTCATAATTAGTATCAGTTGTAAGACTATGTATCATATCTAGTTTCTTTTGCAGACATACAGTCTTAACTTCATACTCATCAAATTTCCATTCAAGGTCCAATACCATTTCTTGGACATCTATATAGCTTAAACTGTTAGCTAACCTAGTACTGTTCTTTCTAAGGAGTTCATTTATTAATTCCTCTTTAAGAACTTGCTTCATATTATTTAAGGACTGCCGGGTGCTAAAGTATTGTCACCACCTACAGGACTTAATGGAGCTTGCATATCATCTCTTCTAGTTCTTCTAGCTTGATTACGCTGAAGATCAAGTAACTCTTTATATGTATTCTGAAAGACGACCATTGTAGGATAATCTTTCTGGAACATCATAGCTTCTACCATTGATGCATTCCATAGAAGATCATAAGCAAAGTCAGTAAAATAGTTTGAAGGAGCTACACTAGTTAAAGTATCAGGTTTAATTACAGATACAACTTCACCACTATATGTACTTACAGGAGTAGGAGCGATTAATACTGTAGTGTTATCTCTTCTAGCATAGTACTTAGGCTGGGCAACTGATGCTGATACCGGCCAATAATCATTAATAAATTCATCAGTTCTCATTAGCAGGTTAATCTTACTGCCATTAGAAACGATATTAATATTCTTAACTATTCTAGTATTAGTTGGGAGGGTAACTTGATTAACATTAACTGTCACTGTGAGTGCTGTATATATAGTTAACCCAGAGTCGTCTAAGTCTTTAACTAAACGCTCCTCTGCTCTATCAACCATTTTAGGAATATAGGCTAGAAACTCAGCACTTGTATTCTCACATGCAGCTATAAGGTCATCAACTAAGGTTATATAAGTACCCATGATAAAGACTTACCCGTAGAAGATTGTGGCAGTTGCAGCTGATGTAGGCGCAGAGAGGAATACCTCAGAAGCCATATATACACCTCGTTCAGGAATACCTATATCTGCATTTGTATCACCGGATAAAGTTGTAAATCTAATATTACTACCTTTAGTATTTCCATAAACATCTGTAGCTACACCTGTAAATAAAAAGGTTCCTATACCACTAGTGTTTATACCTCTAATT